TTGTAGACCATCAAGTCCTTTCCTGCAATATGAATCAAAAGCGTTGAGATAATCATCAACTTGCTTGCTTTCAAAGCCTGAGTCAGGTCTAGTGACCATAGTCTCAATCTTAGAAACTTGCTCCTTGATTTGTTCAGCGTTAGCTTCAGCAGTAGTTAACTTCTGATTCATAGCTTCGTATTGGTCTAACTTAGACTCAATCTGTGCTAATTTCTCATCGTTGTATGCTGTGCTTTCGCCTTTCTCAATGTTTTCCAGTCTTTCGTCATTAACTTTTTTAAATTCTGCAAAAGTTTGACCTAAGTCTGAAATAGCGTTCTTTATATCTTCCGACATAATTTACTCCTATTAAGTTTTTAAGGTTAAAGTTAGTTCTTTTATGGCATCTACCAGTTCTGCACTTTCATCAACCTCTCGTTGATCAAAACACTTAGTTACTGCTTTTGCAGCAACCTTTGCTTCTGAACGAGATAAGTTGAATGCATCACGCAGTCCGTTCTCCCATTCTCTTATGGAATACTGTTCACCTTTTACCGATCTTACAGTTGCCTGTGGATTCATCGGGAAAGTTACTAGGCTTACTTCCATTAAATCTACTTCTTTGATTATGCGTTTGTTTGCACGCTTATCATATGAAACTTCTTGTGGGTTTACTCTAAAACCAATTGATAGTCCGTCTAAAGCACCCATTTTTAATAACTCGTAGGCTTCTGCACCTGCTTGTGTTTTAAGAGCAAGTCTACCTTTAACAACTAAGCCGTGTTCGTCCTCTTTAATTTCATCAAACACACCAATAGGCATATCTGATTTATGTTGGTATAAAAGTTTTACACCTTTTGCTTTTCTTTTGCGTAAAGATTTTGTGAAAGCACCTTTTTCTATGACATCATTGCCTAAGTCTTTGTTGCCAAATACAGAACCATAACCCTCAAACTCTCCGTATTCTTTGTTTTCATCATCTTCATCTTCATAGGCTTTAAGTTCTGATTTAACTTCAAGAATATCTTTTGAATCTGTCTCTGTTTCTAAGACCTCGTCATTATCTTTTTTTGGTTTTGGTTTATATCCTGAAACTTCATCACCAGTTAGCTTGGTGTATTCTTCATGTGTTTTGCATGGCATATAGACTTTGTTACCATCTTCGTCATGTGAATGTGAGCCAACACATCCTATTTCTCTTGCCCTTGCGTTTGCTTCTATAGGGTTGTCAAATACATCTTTGCGTATTTCTTTTTTTGTTTCATTCTCTGTAGAATCTTCCGTATCAGAATCGTACTCATTGGTACTGACAGCTTGGTTTGAATCGTAAAGTTCGCTCATTGCTTGGTGTCTCCAATATACATAGATACCATATATGGTACTTCAGGGTTTAGTCTAGCACAAGATTTAGATAAATATAAAATAATTAATAAAAAAGGTTGCAAATATAACACTAGTTGTTATAATAACTACATAACATGATAAACAAGGAAAATAAAATGACAAAACTTACACAAGAGATAGATAGAGAAACAGGAATAAGACCTTGCGGTTTTACAACTGATGAAACAATTGCAAATGTAATCCCACAACTGCTAGACATTATTAAAGAAAAAGCCTTTGTAAAAGGTTATAAGGCATCTGATGCAGAGGCTTTAGGTCTTGTTGTTAGCAAATTCTGTAAGTGGGATGCAGGTTCTATATTAGCTGTTGCTAGCGAAGCTTTAGAAGATTCAAACTTTGACGATCTTGCACAAAAAATAGATTTTCTTAAAAGATAAACAAGGAAAATAAAATGAGCAAAGAAATAATTGTAAGTTGTGATTGGTGTGATTATAAATTAGAGGGTGGGGACGGAATTCTTTTATACAATGACGGACAATCAACAGGATATGACGAATGGGGTGAAGTCCAATTATTTGAACACTTTTCTAAAGGTGATATTAATTATATGAACAAAAAATTTGGTGTTGATGTTTGGGTTGGTTGCGGTCAGTTTGGAGATTGCAAAGACGAATTAATTGATACTGATGATTTAGTGATGTTTAAGAATGAGCAACGATAAAGACGCTTTGGCTTTTAGGCTAATATTGCAAATAGAAGATGCAGAGTTAGCAAAGGAATTAACAGAAGCAGTATCAGATGCCTTAATGGCTAAGTATAGAAAAGGCTTAGATGACGGCAGTGAAATAGCAATGAAGTCATGAATATATTTGCAGTACATAAATGCCCTACTAAATCTGCTAAGGCATTACCCGATAAACTGATTGTAAAAATGCCGTTAGAGACAGCACAGATGCTATCAACAGCACACAGAATACTATCACCGCACGAATACTGTGAGATCAAAGGTATATACAAACCTGCTTTTGTAAATCACCCTTGTACTATTTGGACAAGAGAAACACATGAAAACTATAGATGGGTGTTAGAACATTTTGTTGCTTTATGTGAGGAGTATCATAATCGCTATGATAAATACCATGCTTGTTGGATTAAGTTATGGGACGGTCTTGCAAGATTTCCTATGGATATTAAAGAGGGTGAACTAACTAAGTTTGCACAAGCAATGCCCGATCAATATAAATCAGACAGTCATATATGGTCTTATAGAAAATATATGATCAATGAAAAGCATTACGCTAAATGGGAAAAGGGAACAGAAAAACCTACATGGTGGAAATAATTATGGATAAACATAGAGGAAGATACGGGGTAGTTAATATAAACATACCAAAAGACATAAAAGATCAAGCAAAAGACTTTTGCAAAGAACACGGATTGGTGTTCACAAAGTTTGTAGAACTTGCTTTAAAAGACCGCATGAAAAAAGTTAAGCGTTTCTACGAAGAATTAGATAATTGATATGTTATTATAAAAGAGTTAGAAAACACACTTGGAAATGTTTACAGCTTTACTAGTGGAGTTGCGAGGTAGGAGACCCCAAGTGTAGTCTCCGATTAGGTTTCCTACCACACTAGTCCATTATATCCCTTTCATCAGCGTATACAATTACACAACGACAGTTAACAACATTCTTAGCACCGCCTTTAGAATCACCTGCAAATTCCATTTCAGCACCACCAATTAAAAAGTTTTCATCTATATCAACTGTTTGACCGCTTGCTTCTGCATGAGTTGGTCTAGTTCTATCATCACCAGTAGCCACCCACCGTTTTAACATTTTTGTTCCTAAATCTCTTTGCACCTGTAAGTGATACGAATGATTAGAGAAACCTGCTGCATTATGTGTTTCTGTTCTTGAAATAAGTGCTGCACGACTTCGGCTTATGGGTAAAAACTTGTCAGAAACTAATTTGGCAATCTGTGGTAATGTTAGATTGTCTGCCCTTCCTTGTTCTATAACTTGACTTATTCTGTTTGCCATTCTTTCTGTTATTCCGCTTAGTATTAATTGTCTTGAATTAAAGTATTTATTAACGACTGATTCAAAGTCTGTGCTTCTACCGAATACAAAGGCTTCTTGCTTCTTGTTATAGTATTTATCCTCATTCATTTTATACATTGCTAAAAACACTCTCCTGTAGTGTGACAACACCAATGGAAAAAAATCTTCTTGCAATGTTCTTTCTGCTATTGCGGGTTGGTATATACCGTACTCTTTGTAAAGGTGCATTTGCACTCTGACAAACTTACGAAAAAGTGTGTTGAGGTTTCTAAAAAACCTTTTTTCAAGATTGTTTCTAAGTGCAAGTTGTTTTCTTATTTCAGACCTAGTGTTAACCCTGCCCTGTCTAAAGGTATTTATTTGCTTTTTGTTGGGTGCCTGATTCAAACGCATACTCCAATCATCATTCAAATCAGGTCTTACTTGATAGTGGGTGTCCTTTTGGGAATAAATCTGTGTCATGTTTGCCACCACTAAATCTTCCGCTAGACAAGGCTCTTAGAAAACTATTAACTCTTGCATATGCCCATTGGTCAGGTCCAGTTACATTAGGTCTTACAGATTGTGGGTTGGTTCTGTATGCACCAACACCTCTACGAAATACAGCTTCTAACATTCTAAGTGTTGCTCTTTTTGTAGGTTTATCACCATGTTTTTCATTGTGCTTATCTACTTTCTTTTTAAGACCTTCTCTAACTTTGCCACTTAGTGCTTTTTCATCTTCAACAAGACCTATATGTTCTTCTAATTCAAACTCTTTTGATTCTTCTCTTTCAATTTGATTTCTTACTTTTCTTGACCAAGAAAAACCTGCATCACCACCCCACAATGCCCAAGCAATTCTGCCTGCACTTGGGTAGCCTTTTTCACCTTGTTTGAAACCTTGTCCTTGTTTGTCTACTTCATGCCTACTAAAGAAACTGAACATACGCTTTACGGTGGATATTGATAGTCTTTCTTTGTTCATAAGTTGATTGGCTCTTGCGACCCCAACACTTGTACCACCACGCTTATATTTTCTTCTCCACTCTAAACCTCTAGCAGCTTCTTCTGCCATAGAGTTTGTAGGAACTGTATTAATGTCTGCTAAAGCCTTTTCTTCTTGTAATAGATAAGCTATTTCTTTATCTATATCTTCTTCATCTTGGTCATCTCCATTATCGTAGTCATCTACATCTTCTTCATTAACTGGATTTTCAGGCTTTTCTACCTCTCCATCACCTAATGGGAATAATGTTGCTGATATGTATAAATCGTCTGCGCCATCTAAAGGTTCTAAGCCTAGTTGTTCTCTAGCTTCATTCCTTGTCATGATGCCCTCTCTAACAGCACTGGTCACATTTTCGTATGTTCTTTTAACCCTTTCACTCAATGCAGGTATTGCATCAATATCAAACTCTAATGTAAGACGATCATCAAATAGTGGTACTAACCACTCGTTAAGATCAGATGCCATTTTTCTAAGGTGTGGGATTATCGTTTCTTCATATAGAGCAAGCCTTGCTTCTGCGACATTGGCATATGTCTGACTGTCAGGAACTCCCACAAGCTGACTTGGTACACCAAAGCACAATGCAATATCTGTAGCACTCATATGTTTAAGATTTAAAAAGTCCATATCTTTAGGACTTAGACCCATTTCTTTCCAATCAAAATCACCTTCAAGTAGCAAAGGTCTGCCTGCATTGTTTGCACCAGTAAACCTGTTGTTCATGTCAGTTATAAGTTGTTGTCTTTGTGATTCGCTTAGATTGACCGCAAAACCTTGATCATCTTGTGGTTTAAATACAACAGCACCACTTGGTCTAGCACCGTTTTGTAAAAGATTTACATTGTGTTTACTAGACATATTGAATTGATCTACTTCAACTGCTGCGGCACTCATGGGACTAAGACCATAATAATCGTCTAATGGATTCCATAACTTAATGTGTTTTAATTCGCTAAAACCATTTTCTTGGTCTACAAGGTAAGTTTGTGCAACTCTGCCATTAACCATGTATTCATACTTTTCGGGTATAGGTTTTCCACTTCCTTTTATATTGATACGATCAGGTCTTAATTGGTGTAGTTCTTTTGGTGAACCCATATCAGAACCAGTTTTTAAAATGTAAGCATTACCGCTTAATAATACATAACCAAATAGACTGTTAAAAAACTCACTATAAGATTGCAAAGGATTGGGTCTATTTAATAAATCAATCAACGGATGATCTTCTATTATTTGATCTTTTGCTTTAATAATAAAAGGTACTGCACTAGCACCTTTACTAATCTCATTTACACATCTGTAAACAATAGCGTTTTTAAGATAGCCCTCTTTTGCAAGGTCTTGGTATTTATAGCTCTTTGCTTCTTCAGTGCCTACACCAAAGTACCCCATCATGTTTGAATTTTTTTGTTCAACAGGTCGTCTGTTAAACAATCTTTGTAGAAATGTTTGATCTGCCATTAGCTTATTCTCCAGTTTATATTACCCTGTGATTTGCTTAGTTCGGTTAAACCCCAAACAAGAGCATCTAATCTATCAGGACTGGGTTTCACTTGACCCACATAAGTACACATTTGTGTCTCTAGTTCAGGGAAAACACCAAGATGATGCACTTTTCTCTGTTCATACAATGCAGCAATTGGTTCTGCTCTTAGCATTTTTCCCCTTGTTGCCCTTACTGATCTGTAAGGAATATTAGGGTCAACACTTCTTAGCAGTCTTTCTACCAAGTCTCCACCGTTGTTTGTTTCTGCAACAATCCTGTCGGCTTCCCATTCATAAAATGTTTTTACCGCAAGTCTGCCCCATTGATCAGGAGTGTACTTGCCTGAAACATCTTCTAGTACATAATACTCATTATTATGGTCTTTGCCTACTACTACAATACCTGTTTCGTCAGAATCTTCACCTGATGTAACTGCAGGGTCTATTGCTACAAGTATTGTTTTAAGTTCTCTTTCTTCGTTAGACGGCAATCTTTTTTCTTCAATCATGGCTTGATTCCATAAAGCACCCTCTATATCGTCAAGTATCTCTGCGTATAATTCTTGTCTACCTAATGCAGTACCCTCATATCTTTCTCGCATCATCTCCAATGCTGACTCTGCAAGATTGGCTTCATTTTCAAATGTATTACCTTTCGTTACATAAACATCTTCTCTAATAATTAAATTTTTTAATATGGGTATTGGTTTGGGTGTTGTTGTTATAAGACACTGTGGATTATCACCAAGTCTTAGACCAAACATTAATTGATCAAATGCTTCAGGGTATCGCCATGCTGCTAATTCATCACACCATGCTCTATGAAACTGTGGTCCCCTTAATCTTTCGGGGTTAACTGCAGCATATCCAACTATCTTTGAGCCATTAAATAGTCTTATCTCCATGACACTTGCAGAATAACCCTCTGTACCAAAGCTAATATCAAAACATTCTTTTGGAATTATAGACATAAGACCTGACGGTCCGTTAAAACAAACTCGTCTAAGGTCTCCAAATGTCGGAGCAACAACTGCTGATATAGTGTTTGGATTTCTTAGGGCATAGAGGGCTATGTCCTGTGCGCCAGTTCTTGTCTTTCCCCAACCCCTACCTGCAAGTATCAACCATATAAAATGATCTGTATGAGGTTGTACTTGTTTTGCTCTAGCTGTCTTTAGCCAACTAGTGTATAGCTGTATCGCCGCTTTCTGACTTTGCTCTTGCAACCTCGTCAAGCAGTTCCATAGCTTCTCTGAAGGCATCTGTGTCTGTGATTTCTGCATTAAGTTTCATGTTCTCAGTTGATTCACCCAATGCTAACTTGCCTAGCTTTTGGGCTTGTAGTGCAGCATTACCTAATTGCTGAACCATTTGTGGTGTAAACTTTTCTTCATCATTTGGGTTGTTTGCTCTTTTCTGATTGTTTTCATTTAACAACATTCCTACTTCATTCATAAGAATTTTAGCTAGTCTAAGTGCTGTGCTGTCAAAACTTTTAGATTCTTCTACTAGTTGTTCTTGTCTTTCTTTGTCTAGTTTTTGTAGGTACTCTTTATGAAATCTGTCCTGTTGTGTTTTCCAAGATTCTTTTTGTGCCCATTTGTAGAGAGTGCTTTTGGCTACGCTGTACTCAATTGCTAATGCATCAATGGTAAAGTATTTCCTTTCTCCACCCTCTGTTTCTATGCCTTGTACGAACTTGTTGCGTATGGTTTCAGCAAGTTCCAGTGTTAATTTTTTGTTTTTTGTGGTCAAAATTTATCCAAAAATTCTAAGTTATTCTCACTCTAAAATTGTAGTCTAGTTGAACTGGTACATTATGTCTACATTTAATTGTACATTTTGGGTTGCAACGATTTGATAATTGATTATAATAATAACTTATAAATTGATAGGAGATATTATGAAACAAACAGAATGTAGAACAGTAGCTTTGCAATTCTATAAGAGAAGATTCCATAAGCTAGTACATCAACGCGGTTATGTTGGTGCTATTGATTACATGGATTCCCATTACTTATTGTGGGGTGATCTCAAAAATGAAGTCTTTCAATGGTACGACTTTGAAATATTGGGGGTTAGCTATGGATAACATGAATGGGTCTGAATGGACTGATCTAAGCGATTACGAAAAAGAAGTTGTCTTACTTAGTATCAAGTATCAAATGGATTTAATGTCTATGTCTATGGAAGATGTAAAGAACTTAATTACTAATGCCGATTGGGATAAATTACAATTAGTTATGAAACACGGTAAGAGGATTCACTGATGGTTCATACACACCCTTATTATTGGGATTGCGAATGTGCAAAAGATTACATTCATGCCAAAGATACTTGTGATCACTGTATAATATGTGATGCCAAACAAGATGAGCAACCCGACTCACATTATGATGAGGTTGTAAAAGCAGGTTTCATGCCAACATATGACGATTGTTGACATGACAGTAGCGTGACACACTAATAGCTACTTAAAAATATATAAAGGTGGGTGGTTTTCTAGTAGTCCATGCCAAAAAAACTAGCCTAAATTAATTCATTTTTTTTGTCCTAAAAGGTTGTATATGCAACTACAGTTGTTATAATAACTACATATTAAACTGAAACGGAGATAAAATGATAAACCTAAATAACCAAAGAACCTACGGAGTTGAAGTAGAGTTCATATCAAAAGAGTGGAGCAGACAGGAGTTGATCGCTAAGATCAATGACCATGCTCTTTCCTATAACAGTGATACTTTGAGAATGCCTACGATTCACAGAGCATCATGGTCTGACACTACTACTTCACAGTGGAGAATCAAAACAGATTCATCAGTAAGTGATAGGAGAGGATTTGGACTAGAATTGGTTTCACCGATTCTTGAGGGTAGTCAAGATATGGAAATTCTTAAAATCTTTTTAAAGATTCTTAATGAATTACATTGTGATGTTAACAGAACTTGTGGACTTCATGTTCATGTAGGTGTTAGAGATTGGGGTGTCAAACAATTCAAAAATCTTGCTAAGAGATATGTAAAGTTTGAGACTGCAATTGATACTGTTATGCCTCATTCAAGAAGAAGAAGCAACAATTCATACTGTCTTTCTAATGCTAGAAGATATGGTAGCGATGTCACCCTTGCTGAAATCTTTGCAAGCATCCAAAGATGCAGGTCAGCACAACAACTTAAAAACTACATTCAAGGTGGTAGATATTACAAACTCAACATGGAGAGTTTTTGGAAGCATGGAACTATTGAATTCAGACATCACAGTGGTACGATTTGTCCTGCTAAGATTGAGAATTGGGTTTATGTTTGCATGGGTATGACTAAACTTGCTGACACTAACAGAGCAGTCAAAGTTAAAAGCACTGATCGTGTTAACAGTTATAAAGACAAACTTTCAATCTTCATGAACGGTCTTTCAAAGAGTGGTTTGATTGATTCAAGCGTTAGAAGATTTTATACAAAAAGAGCGAGGGCATTATGCACAAGTTAAAATACACCATGAAAGGTGGTGCAATATTTGTTGGTTATGACAAGTATGAGATTGTAGAAGCAATTGCAGAATCTAGCTTTGCACCTACCAACACCACAGAACAGTTTATGCAGGAGTGTGCTAACCGTATCAAGATACAGTTTGGTTATAGGTTAGATTACTACAATGCAGATACTTTCATTGACGAGTTGCTTAAATATCAATTATTACAGGAGATCAAATAATGTTTTACTTTGCCTACGGTGCGAACCTTAATATCCGAAACATGAGTGTTAGATGCCCTAATGCTAAACCAATAGTGCCTATTACACTTAATGATATGCAGTTAGTGTTTAGGGGTGTTGCTGATATAGAACATAAACAAGGTGCAATATTGCATGGTGCTATATGGGATATTACAGACGAGTGTGAAGCTAGTCTTGATATTTTTGAGGGTTATCCAAGTCTATACAGAAAAGAATACTTTACTGTAAAACTAAGCGATCAACTTGCAAAAGACTTTGGTGATACTGCTGATGTTTTAGTTTATCGTATGAATCGTGATGGTTATTCACCACCAAGTCATATGTACTATGAAACCATAAGACAGGGTTATAGGGATTTTAACTTAGACCCTACTAATCTTATACAAGCAAGGGACTCATTCCCTAACCATATGCACAAACAAGACATATGGCGATCTAAACAATGGGGGTAAAACCCCATTACTTCGTTAAGGGTTTACCATTGGTAGACCCGCAAGAAGTTCACCAAGAGCCTGTCAGACAACCAATTTCTTAATCAAACTCCCTTTCTTTCGTATCGGGAACCCAACCTTTACTAAATTCACTACCGCTACCTTTTTCTGTCATAGGTGCAAAATCATATAAACGATCTATTTCTTCTTGTTCCATACCAAGCATTTTCTGAATCTTTTTATCATCGTAGTTATGTTTATCTCTCATTTCTCTAACAATGTTTGTCATAGACAAGATCATGTGATTACCCCTTGCCCTGTTGTGAACTATAGTTGCAACCATTTGTTGTGCTTGATCTACTTCTTTGCTTAGATAAACAACTGGAACATATCCATCTGTCATAGCAAAAATATCTTCATCTGCTGAAACAGTCCATCTATGAAAACCATCCACTATCTCTCCACTTTGCCTTGCTACTATTGGTTGTGTCCAACCGCACAAAGTTATACTTGTTTTAAGAAGTTCTAATTCTACTGGTGCAACTTTGTTTGGGTTGTAATCATTTGCTTTAAGTTTATCTCTATGCACCCATTCCATATTATTTATAGGTTGTTTATTCTTGCCCATGTCTTTCCGCCTCATATTTCTTTTTTTGTGATTCTTGTTGTTTAGGATCAGTTGTAAACAATGGTTGTTTACGACCTTTATAATCACCTCGCATTGCAATACGAAGAAGATACTCCCAACCAACCCCTGTTACATAATGGTGAGTTTTTAAAATCGGCTCAGAAGTTTTTTGATAGTGTGCATCTATTTGTTCTTGTATTCTTTTTGCGACCTCTGATCTATAAGGTTGTGGATGTTTGCCAATATAGTATTTTACAAACTGTAACCATGTCATGTCTTTGGGTTTTTCTGGAAGTCCACCAAAACCATAGAGTTCAGTATTTGCATATCTTGCTGCTGTTGCTGCACCTGCTACCCTTGTTTGCATTTTTTCCCATATATCGGGAAAAGCTACAGAGTATTGCCAAAGACCACGCATGGGTTCTTCACCATATGGGGGTGCGCACCTTTGTTGTAAATGTGTAAGACCCAATCTTTCTAAGATGTCATATGTGGTGTTGTAATCCCATTCAAACTTTTGCGGTAGTGTCCAAACATCAACAGTTTTCATGTCATATATTGGGCATACCTTAAATACATTCCCTAATGCAGTTTTAGACTTTAAAGAAATTATGTAATCTTCATATCTTTTACCATCACCAGTTTGCAAGATGGTTCTGTATCTAGTCAAAGATTCTTCTGACCGTATTCCCATAATAACCCCAACTTCTCCCCAGTCCTGTGGGGGGAAAAGCAAACCATTACACTCAGGAACAGTTGGTCTTTGATTAACTTCTGACGGGAAAACATCTAAATCATCACCAGTTATTACACAATCATAATCAGGCATAGGGCGAACCCATTTATCTTTATCTTCAGGTGCCCACGGATACCAATAGGGTTCTGACCTTGAGCAACCGTTTCTATGTTTCACTGGTATGCACAACCAATTCATTTTGACTTCGGGAAGATCAGCTACACGCTTCACATAATCTATTGTTTCATATGGGATTGCTTCTTCATCAAAGAAGTAAACTTCTAGGGGTAGTTTGTTTCTTTCTTTTGCTACTTCTAATGTTAGATTAAGACATACTGTAGAATCTTTGCCACCACTAAACATAACCACGACATTATCAAAAATATCATAAGTTCGTCTTATGCGTTCCAGTGCAAGTTCATAGACATTTTGCTCTATTTCCTTTTTTTTATGTACTTTTGACATAATTTAGTCCTCTGACATACGGTCTGTGAGCATCTTGAGGGTAGGTTAATACCCTAAGACCTACCCTTTTCCGTGATTTATGTAGGTTCTGTTTAACATTGGGTGATCTATATCTGTGGTCCCAAAGTCTGAATCGGGGTGATATGCAATTATGTCCATATAGTTTTCTGCAGTCCTAAAGCTATGAACTTCACCCTCTTCTAAACAAAACATCATGCCTTTAGATAAATCTTCTTCCCATCCCTTTTGTTTGCCATCAGGCTTTTGGAATGCTTCGCCTTTACCACCTATTACAATGCCCATTCTTATACTTGGGTGTAGATGTTGGGTTTGATCTATGCCCATTGGAAAGTGCAAATAGTTTAAACATGGGTCGCCCAGGCGGGGTGGCATAATTAGCAAACTATCAGTACAACCATCAATGTAAGACAACCTGCCGTTTTTTTCAGATTTACCAACCATATCAATACCTCTAAAACCATACCTCACAATGACAAATAGCTGTCCATCTTCCATCATTTCAATATGGGTATTATCTTGAATTGGGGTTTTAAGACTAAAAAAGTCATTTTCGCTTATTGTCCATGTATCTTCAGAATGAATAACAAAAGTACCTTTAGTGCAAAACCCGTACATATTGCCTATTGTTTCTTCCATTACATAATTATCAGATACAGAAATCATTTTTGTCGGATACATGGTATCTGTCATATCAATAATTTCTCCGTGCGTAGGTTCAGGTATTAAGATCATTTGTAGTTCCTCACTAAATATAAAAAAGCATTTGATTTTGTTTGTAGTTCCTTGTCATCTCTTATTTTTTCAAGAAGATTCATTACCTCATCTCTTTCTTCTGTTTCAAAATAAAACATTAAGGGTACTTGGTTTGTAAGTTCGCTTGCTGAATAACCAACAGAATCTACTGAAACATCATCATCAATCATATCATCTAAAGACTCAACAAATGACTCTGAATCATCAAAAGTAAAACCTGCTACTTCCATGTTCATTTCTTTAAGTTGTGATAATTCTTTATCTAAAAAATCTTGTTCCCATTGCGAATATTCTGCAACTTTATTATCTGCTAATCTATATGCGTTTATACTTTCGGGTTTGCCTTTATAGATAGTGCAAGGCATTTCAGTTAATCCAAGTTTCTTTGCTGCCAACAATCTTGTGTGACCTGCAACTATGACATTGTTTTCATCAATACATATAACTTGTTGTATACCATGATTGTTAAATGACTTAGCAACTTCATTTACAGCTTGCTCAGATATAACTCTTGGGTTTTGAAAGTAAGGTATTAGTTCATCAACCTTTTTTGTTACTATGTCCATATTGGGTTAATAATAACAGAAATTGGTTGTCTGACAAGCTGTCTATTTACTTCTTGCGGTAAGGTTAATGGTAAACCTTTAACGGAGTTATGGGGTTTCTAGCGATTTTGCCATTCTTCAGGTATTTCAAAATCACTGGTAATTTTGTGTTCTCTAAAAATTCTACGGTTCATATCAAATTTAAATGTGGCTTCACCTATTTTGCCGTATAAATCTTGCTCTCTAATTTTTCTTGTTAAGACCTGTGTAGTGTTTTCATCAAAGTCTCTATGAATTGTAAGAATACAATCAGATTGGTTTGACCAATGACTAGCACCACTAATGTCATATGAAGATGGGGCAGAATAACCACCGTCATTATTTTTTTGTAATTTTGTGGGATGTGCAACAACCCAAACAACTATGTCATGTACACGGGCAAACCTTTTACATTTTGATATAAAATCTCTTATATGCTCATCTTCTCTTTGATTACCCTGTCTTACAGCACTTACTTCGTTGTAAGGGTCTATTACTATTCCATTTATGCCGTATTTAAGTACGCTTGCTTTTGCAATTTCTAAAATATAATCAATGTTAGGAACTGTGTCTTGCGTTTCAATAAAGTAAAAGTGTTTGTGTAACCATTCCATAGCTTGTTCTAATTCATACTTGCTCATTCTATTTTGTTCGCCAATATCAAATGGTTTTTCGTTATACATTTGCACCATTCTTCTTATGTGCATTGATGTGCTATGTTCGGGTGAGAATAAAGCAAAAGACCATTCTTGTGATTGTGCTAACTTAATTAACATTTGATCTAAAAAATATGATTTGCCGTGATTAGGTACACCAGTTATACAATGAAAAGTACCTTTCATAATTTTGTAGATTTCATCAAGGCTTGGATAACCTACTTCCACTGGTTTCACATAGTTGCCATTGTAGAGATCAATTACACTTCCTGCATATTGGTTTGTCGTGTATAAACCGTCTACTGGATATGGGACTGCTTGCTCAATCACTTGTTTTAATTTTTCTGTACCGTGTTTAACCAATACTTCATTTGCATCTTTGCAGTCATTTGGAATCTGTACATACCAACATATATCTTTGCCGAATCTATGTAGCAATTCATCATGTAAACTTTTACCTGCTTGATCGTTGTCAGTAAATATAATTATGTTTTTTGCTTTTAAACTACAATTTTCCAAAGCCTTAAACCTTGCATCATCTTTTTTAAATTTAGCTTCTTTTGGTGCGCCATCGGGTAATGACACTGCATTGGTATAACCAACCTCATATAAGGAAAGCACATCCATTTCACCCTCAACAAAAATTACTGTTTCAGTGTCTTTAGCATTTTGGAAATTAAATAAAGTCCTTTCGGCATTTGGTGATTGTTTAAATTTTTTATCTCTAGTTCTGTATTTAATGTTTACAACTTCATTGTTGTCATTAAGGTATGGAAAAGCCAACCAACTACCCTCAACATATATATCAAGAGCATCTACTGTATCTTTATGTATGCCGCGCTTTGCGAAAAAAGAATACATACTTTCTGTCTTACTTGGTTCGCTTGGTGTTGTTGGTCTTACATATATGCTTTTCTTTACATAGTTATTTTGATAATTATTTCCACCTGTACCACCAGTCCAATCACAATGATGGCATAACCAAACAGCACTTCCATCATCATTAATGCTTACCGAAAGTGGGTTATCATGTGAATCGTGGGGTGGTTGGCATTGTGGACATTTGGTTTTTTTATTTCCAACTGTTGTGTTTTTGAGACTAATACCGTTATCAGCTAATTTACTTTCTACATTCATAATATTTATCCTGCTATGTTATTCAAATTACTTTTTTTCCATTTTAAATTTTCAAAATCAATAAACCTTTTTTGACTTAACCATGTTGAGCCATGTGGTATAAATCTTTCTTCCGTGTTATTACTTTTGACTTGTTGTGCAAAGATGATAGTAGCTTTCATTAATTTATCAAAGTCGTAATCTTTTACTGCAATCTTGAATTTTTGCATGGTTGCATACTTATTAATTTTTCTAGGATAGACTTTCCAAAATTTTTCAAAATCCACACTATATTTATCTTTTGTATCTTCTTTAGTATTAGTGGTCGTGGGTGTCCTAACGGGTAGGACATCAGTGTCCACACTAAGATAATATCTATTACTAGTACCAGTTCTATGTTCTATGTTTAAAAAATTATTTTCTTGTAGATATTTTAATGATCTGCGAATTGTACGATCTGAAACGCCAACTAATTTTCCTAAATGTTTTTCACTTGGATAACAACTGTTATGTTCATCACAGTAATTTGCTAATAATATTAATACGCATTTAGTAGTTGGTGTGTCGCAAGTTTGTTTAATTGACCATGAAAGGGCTTGAATACTCATTGGCACATATTGTACCATTTCATTTATTTATTCAAGTGGTAAATTGTAAAAATCGTTTGCAGTTACCTCGCCATTTGTAGATTTGTAAATTACATTCATTTCCTGAAGTCTTGGAATCCTATGCCCACGACACCATTTAGCTAATGCACTATGCGAGATAACCATTCCTTGTTCATTGCATATATCTAAGAACTCGGCATGGGTTAATTGTTCTTTTTTTAACCATTCGTTGATTTTCATAAATCCAGTCTAGCACAATAAGGGTTGATTGAAACCCATTTTGTGTCATAATAGGTGCATATTTTGAGGTGCATAGTATGAAAAATAATCCGTTTGAACAACATGGGGTTGAATATCTAAGCCCAACATCTATAAACAAATTCAGAAAAAATCCTGCTAAATGGTTAGTAAATATTGCAGGGTATAAAGATAGATTTTATTCGCCTGCTATGAGTTACGGTACTTGCATTGAGCAAGGAATTACACACGGTTGTTTTGACCATAATGCCAGTGTTGATGATTGCATAAATGCAACTAATCTTGAATATAAAAAGATATACGACAAAGTTATAGAAACAAAAGCTGATTATGACTTTGATGCTTGTGCAAAAAAAAGAGAAATGACAAGAGATACCATTGAAGCTATGTTGCCATTGTTTAGATCGTTTGGCATACCTACAGATGCACAATTAAGAGTTGAACATGAGATTGAAGATTTGCCTATTCCTATGATTGGATACATTGATTTGTTATACAAAGATTGTGTAAGAGATATAAAAACAACTGGTATACAACCCAAACCAAAAAAAGATTATCAGTATCAATTATCATTTTATGCAAAAGCTACTGGTGTGACACCTATAGTTGATTGCATATATTCCCTAAAAACAAAAAAAGAATTACATAGTTTTGAGGTTTCAGATATAGAGCAAAACTGGAACGAAATAAAAAGAATTGCTAACAAGATGATGAGATTGCTTTCATTGTCTAGCGATATTAGTGAAGTATGTTATTTGTCATGTCTTGAACCCGACATATCAAATGAAGATTTTACTAATCAATGGGGTACTAATGAAATCATTGGTGCTAAAAAATTATTTTTTGAAAGAGGATAAAATGAACGATAACTTAATTAACGCTTTAGTAAAAGCACAAAACGAAATAGATAATGCACATAAAGATGCAAAGAACCCTTACTTTAAGAGCAACTATGCAACCCTTGAAAGTGTAATAGAAGCTGTGAAACAACCGTTGTTAGATCACGGAATATTATTTTTACAAAAATCAGACCTTAATGAGACAGGTGTTTGTATTGAAACTGTTTTTTACGGACATGGTGGTGAGTTGCCTACTGGTAAACTTCATGTACCTGCAGACAAACAAGACCCACAAGGCTACGGTAGTGCCTTAACCTATGCTAGAAGATATAGTCTTGCTATGGCTTGTGGTATTGGCTCGGGTATAAAAGTAGAAGAAACGGGGTTTGATGATGATGGTAATAGTGCTACCGATTCATACAATGCTAAGAAAATGAAAAGTGGTTTTGTTTTCAGAAATGAAAAAAATGTGCCGATTAATGCTTTTATGACTCCTGCTGATTACATACAAGCACTTAGAAATGCTTGGGGTAAAGTAGATGATGAGAAAATTAAACAGACAATGTTTGATAATAATAGTGAAGAAATAGAGAAAGCATATAACTCTATTGCAGACAAAGACCAAACACTTAAAGACTCATACAATACTTTAATTGATATGCACACCAAGAAAGAGTCATGAAGAAAAAAGATTTAACATTAGATGATTGTGTATTTCTTTGTATGAACAAAGGCGGTTGGTGGACTTTTTGGGAACTACAAGCCATGATTAAAGAGAACACTGGTAAGTTTTATGGTGAACCCACCATATCAGCATCAATAAGAAATTTGCGAAAAGAACCTGCAAGACTCAAATATGGGTTATCAATGGTTGATGAGGTTGTAATTAAAAAACGAATAGAAAATGGCAAAGGCTATAAATATAAATTAGCGAGGATTGAAACAATATGAGTGATCAAAAAGAATACGATAATGAGTTGCAAGGTTTTTTATGGCATGAAAATAATGCAGTAATTCATAGAAAAGGTAGCCTTACTATCAATGGTGAAAAAAAATATGTAGCTATTGTTGAAAGCAAGAATGACAAAGGTGATGCCAAGTATGAACTTATGATGAGTGTTGGACTTGTACACACTAATTCCGAAGAAGAAAAAATGAAACCAACTTCTCCCGATATAGGTGGCAAGGTGACTATTGATGGCACTGTTTACAAATTTGGTGGTTGGAAAAAAGAAAGCAAAGATGGTGCGCCATATACAAGTTGCAGTCTTAGAATTGACCAACCCGTCAATAAAGAGAAAGTGCCATTTTAGTGATAACTTCGTTAATGCTAGACCATTAACCTACCCAAAAGATGCTCTTAGAAGCTACATCAGAGGTTGATTTTTTGATATTTTAGATAGAAATGGCTAAAAAATACGAAAATGCAAAACACTTAGCTTGGATAAGAACCCTGCCGTGTCTTATAGAAAAAGCAGGTTATTACGCTCATAGTGGTGATATTCAAGCACACCATTTAATGAAACCATATGACGGTGTAAGGGGTATGTCTTTAAAAAGCAATGACAGAAATGTTATACCCTTGTGTCAATTTCACCATCAAGAACTTCATACAAAGTATGGTGACGAGTTTGCATTTTTTAGGGCATACGGTTTACCCGAAACATTTGGACAAACTTCTGCAAAAATTTATTTTGAAACAAAACAAGATTTACAACCACCAATAAGAGATGATGATGATTTACCCTTTTAGGGTTGCAATAATAATATAAGTTGTTAAAATAACCCTATTATAAATTGATAGGAGATATTATGAATTCATCAGAAAATGCAAGAGTCCAAGATTTTATATATGGGCATGAGTACGGTACTGTTATATATAACTTTATTGTGCAAAACAAAGATAAGTTTAGTTATCTTAAATTGCTTCATATGCAACTTAAATCTAGGGGTTGGCTTACAGCAAAACAAATACAAGTTGTTTTGAGAATGAGAGAGGCAAACTACAATGGATAATTCTGTATTACAAAAATTATTGCATGGTCATGTGTTAATGCAAAATGACCAATATAAATTTAATAAAATGTTTATGCCACCTACTCACATAAATACAACAGGTAGCAATACAAACATTCCAGTACCACTTATGAAAAAGTATTTAGAATTTCATGCAAAGAGAATACAACAAAGCATGAAGTTTTATTTGCCCGAGGGTACATCTGAAAACTCTCTTACAAGTGATGAATTTAAAAAACTTTCACAAGATATGAAAATGTTTTTGCCTTTTCGTTCTACATTTGTACAACAAGAGTGTGAAATTGGAATAACAGAAAGTGCAGATACAGAAAGATTGTGGAACTACATGAACACCACAGAAGATAAAGATTATACTAAAGAAGATTTAAAAAACATTGAAGATACCCTAGATGGTGAACACGCTGTTGCAAATGTCTACTTAGAAGATTGTGGATTCAGTGATGATGAAGAACAACCAATGTTCAAAGGCAATCTTTCAATATGGTTTAAAAATGATAAAGTTTTTTTCTTTGACCCAAATGATTATTATTTTTCATATAGAAATGATGATTTAGCATATACCTTTTGGTTGCCCGAACAATCTGCATTCTATCCTTACACCGATACCCGTTCTGATGTAGATGGTGGTCTATACAATTCGCCATCTTTAAATACATTCGTATCAACTATAATAAATATACATAC